AGATATGGGCAACCGACGATAAATTTTCGGAAGAAGTTATCGAGGAGTGTGCAGCTTTTCCATATGGTGATCATGACGACTTGGTGGATAGTATGACACAAGCAGTCATGAGATTTAGGCAAGGAGGCTTTATTGAACATCCAGACGATGAACAAGACGATCCTCTACCACAACAACAAAGGGTATATTACTAATGGGAAGTAGAACAAAAACAGGAGTATCACCAGGACAATCAAGAGCAATGACAGGAGCCGCTGTAGGTCCTGGATCTATCTCTGGTTTATCAGGGAATGAGGCTCAAAAAGTTATAAGCAGAGCAATGAAATTAATAGACAGAGGATCGCCCTCTGGTGAAAGCACAAAAGATATTTTAACACCTAGAAAAGTAAAAGTTGCAGCAGAATCTTTAGGTATAGACAGAGGTGGGTTTCCTAAACCTTCAATGCCACCCTCAGAAGCTATTAAAAATATTCGTCCAGACGCGGTTGACTTTTTTTTAAGCCTTCAACAAGATTTAAATCTACCTCCTTCTATGTCAATACCTCAAGGTCCAAACACACCACCACCCGGTTTTGAAAAAAAGCTTCCTCAAACAACTCTTCCATCTGCAACCATACCAGAAGAAGTTCCTCTACCTAATTATGATCAACCCGGTAAGGTAACACTTCCTCCACTTTTACCAGGTCAGTTACAGCAAATCATAGAAAGAGCTCCTGGAGTAGGTATGGGATTAGAAGGTATTATTTTAAAACAATTATTCGAACAAGGGTTGTTATAAGTGGGTAGTAAACCTAAAAAAGAATCAGGAGGTAGTAAAGGTGGAGGAATGAGCCCTGGTCAGTCTATGGCTATGGCAGGAAATACCGGACTCGCTAGTATTACTGAAGCAGACGCAAATAAATTACAAAACGCAATTCGAAATGTAAATCAAGCAACAGGTGGGGGTCAAGGTTCTTCTTTCAAAGATATCGGACAACAAATCGGAGAGATAGGATCTAAGTATAGAAGACCTGCAGACGTAGCAAACTTTGTTAAGGACATGTCCACTGTCAGTGATGCACTAGATAAAGGTGCCACTATTTTTCAAACACCCGATGGAATTCAAAGAGTCAACTTTGTTGGCACTGGAATTAAAGATGATCAAGGTAGAACTATTTTATCAAAACAAATTCCTAATTTAAATGCAACGGCCCCTAGTTTAGGACAAGCTGGTGGAGACATCGCAAGAGCGGTGACAGGTTTTAATAGTTTACAATATACAGATCCATCAAGTAACGTTCCACAAATGGTTCGCACAAGAGGACTCGCAGATCTCATAGCCTCCGCTGCAATACCAGGTTCAACGGTTTTTAAAGTAGGCCAAGATCTGTTTTCAAGATTCTTTCCAACACAAGACGAAGAAGAAGACGAGGTTGTTTCACCAAATAATCCTGGAGGTTTATTTGTGCCACCAGGAAACTTAGTTCCTGAAGAAATAGAAATTAAAGATTTAGCAAGTCTTCTTCCTAATGCACCCGGAGGTCAACCTGTTCCTAGTATGCCTAATGCACCTGGTGGTATTTTTGAAAATTTATCCATAGAACCTCAACCCGGTGAAGAAGGAGCTCCTTCACGTTTAAGTGAATTACAAGAACCAAATATTTTAATGATACCCAATCAACCAGGAGGTAGAGGAGACGATAATAATACCACCACCACTACCACAACAGATGATGATACAGATGATACATCAGCTCAAGAACTAGCGATTAGAAGAAACTTAGAACTAGCTGGATTTACACAACAACAAATAGACTCAATCGTAGATGGTTTAGGATTTCAAATGGGTGGTTTGGTGCCACCAGACAAAGGACCCATGTCACAAGGTGTTGGTTCTTTATTTCAAGAAAGGTAAAACTTAAATGGCAGAAATAGATAAAGCACTACCCAATATAAAAAAATCAACAATAGAACTTCCTGGTGAAGATAAAATTACCGAGGCTATAGCACAACAGATTAATCAAGAGCAAGAAGTTCCTGACAATATTGAAATTATTCAAACAGAAGAAGGAGGAGCCGAAGTATCTTTTGATCCCTCTAAAGTAATGGCGGAGGGAAGTGAAAAGCACTTTGCAAACTTAGCAGAATATTTAGAAGACGACGTACTAGGGCCTTTGGGTAGTGAACTCAAAGGAATGTACCTTGATTATAAATCTTCTAGAAAAGAGTGGGAAGAGTCCTACACAAAAGGTTTAGATCTTTTAGGTTTTAAATACGAAGACCGAGGAGAACCGTTTCAAGGTGCAAGTGGTGCCACACACCCTGTCCTTGCAGAAGCAGTCACACAATTTCAATCTCTAGCTTATAAAGAATTACTACCTGCTAGCGGTCCTGTTAGAACACAAATTATCGGTGCACCTAGCGCTGCAAAAGAACAACAAAGCGAACGCGTCAAAGAGTTCATGAACTATCAACTCATGTCAGAGATGAGAGAATATGAACAAGAGTTTGACCAAATGCTTTTCTATCTTCCTCTCTCAGGCTCGACATTTAAAAAAGTGTACTACGATGAATTATTAGGTCGAGCCGTCTCAAAGTTTGTCCCTGCAGATGATTTGTTAGTACCTTATTCTGCAACAAGTTTAGAAGATGCAGATAGCATTATTCATAAAATAAATATTTCTGAAAATGATTTAAAAAAACAACAAGTCGGTGGTTTTTATCGTGACATAGAATTAGGCGACGCTTCTGATATGGATGACTCTATCGCAGAAAAAGAACGAGAGCTAGACGGTATCCGTAAAGCAGATAACTCTTCAGACATGTACACCTTATTAGAGTGTCATGTTGATTTAGATTTAGATGGATTTCAAGATGAAAATCCAGATACAGGTGAAGCTACAGAAATAAAACTACCTTACATTGTAACAATTGAAGAGGGTAGCAGAGAAGTTTTATCGATACGTAGAAACTACGAAGCACAAGACCCAAAGAAAAAAAGAATTAATTATTTTACACATTTTAAATTTTTACCAGGTCTAGGTTTTTACGGCTTTGGTTTAATTCACATGATTGGTGGATTATCAAGAACTGCAACCGCAGCTTTGAGACAATTATTAGATGCAGGAACTTTATCTAACTTACCTTCTGGTTTTAAGACAAGAGGTATTAGAGTGAGAGACGAAGCACAATCTATACAGCCTGGAGAGTTCAGAGACGTGGATGCACCCGGTGGTAATCTTCGTGAAGCATTTATGCCTTTACCGTTCAAAGAGCCGTCAGGCACATTGTTGCAATTAATGGGAGTAGTTGTATCAGCAGGCCAACGTTTCGCGTCTATCGCTGATATGCAAGTAGGCGACGGCAACCAAGGCGCTGCTGTTGGAACTACAGTCGCATTATTAGAACGTGGTTCACGTGTTATGTCTGCCATACACAAAAGATTATACAACTCACTAAAGAATGAATTTAGACAACTAGTTAGAATTTTTTCACTCTATCTACCACCCGAGTATCCTTACGATATAGTGGGAGGTCAACGTGTGATTAAACAAACAGACTTTGATGATAGAGTCGATGTCTTACCAATAGCAGATCCTAATATTTTTTCACAGACACAAAGGATTAGTTTAGCTCAAACACAATTACAATTAGCTCAAACAAATCCTAAAATACATAATCTATATCAAGCATATCGTAGTATGTATGAAGCAATAGGAGTTAAAAACGTTGATTTAATTCTACCCCCTCCCGCACCCCCACAACCAATGGACCCTAGTATGGAACACATACAGTCTATGGCAGGAAAAAAATTTCAAGCATTCCCTAAACAAGACCACAAAGCTCACATTGACGCTCACTTAAATTTTATGGGTACAAGCATGGTTAGGAATAATCCTACGATTATGTCCATAGTACAGAAAAATATTTTAGAACACATTTCTTTAATGGCTCAAGAACAAATACAAATAGAGTTTGCAGAGGAACTAGTACAATTACAACAAATGCAAGCACAAATGCAGCAACAAGCTATGACAGGTATGCCCGCACAACCAAATCCTATGATGGAGCAGCTACAAGTAGCCATAGAATCTAGAAAATCTAAGCTGATTGCAGAGATGACTAAAGACTTTATGGAAGAAGAGCGTAAAATTAACTCTGCAGAGGACGTTGACCCACTTGTTAAGCTAAAAAGCAGAGAAATAGAGCTACGAGCCATGGAAAATGAACGTAAAAAAGACGAAGGCGAGCAAAAATTAGAGATAGAACGTGCAAAACTAGTCCAAGATCAAGTAACACATGATGAAAAAATGGAACAAAACGAAGATTTAGCAGGTTTACGAGCTGGAGTGTCTTTAGCAAAGGCAGGAGTGTCTAAAATGAAGGTAATGACCAAGAATTAATGGCTAAACAGACAGAAAAACAAAAGAAAAAAATTGCAAAGGTAATGCGAGAGTTTAAAAAGAAAAAATTACCTATCGGAAAGTCGAAAAAAAAGGTAAAATCTCGCAAACAAGCTATTGCGATAGCTTTGAACGAAGCTGGTTTAAAGAAAAGGAGTTAATCTATGAAAAACCCAGGTAAAAGACCTATTGACCATCAAATGTTTGTCGATAAAGATGGTATGAAAAAAGGCGGCGTTGAAATTGAAACAACAAAGCCTACTGAAACTCAGGTAGAAAAAGTTGGCGGACAAAGACGTATGCTTCCTGAGAAAAAACGTAGTGCCAAGTGGTACTAATTAACAAAGGAGGTATATCATGATGATTTTTGGATGGAGCCCAAAAGATCAATGGGATAAACTAAACAAGAAAGGCAAAATTATTGCCGTTGTTGTTGCAGTTGTTATCATAGTAGCAGTCGCTAAAGGTATTTAATAATGCTTAATCTTTTAATTGGCCCTATAGGTAGCATGGTCAAGGATGCAGTTACAGGTTTTGTTGAAACAAAAAAGGCAAAAGCTGACCTAGCACTCACTGAAATAAAAGCACAGAAGTCGTTGAAAGAACAACAGATTGCTGGGAAAATTTCGTGGGAGGCCACTGCGGTCGATCAAATGAAGGGGTCTTGGAAAGACGAACTAATTTTAATATGTCTATTGGTTCCGGCGGTGGCAGTATTCATCCCCGGATGGACACCACATATCAAAGCAGGGTTTGAAGCCTTACATTCACTCCCTGATTATTATAAGCATCTCTTATACATCGCGTGTAGTGCGAGCTTTGGCATCAAGGGAGCAAAAGGTGCTATGGGTTTGATAACAAAAAAGAAATGACAATCTGCATAAAGTGTCAATGTGCTTGTCATTGTGATGAAAGCTGTATTTGGTGCGGCTGCGTAGGTTGCACGCATGAAGAAACAGAAGACGAATAGCACTATTGACCATGTGGTTAAAAAAACTACAATAGGGAATGGTAGAATAAGTACATCTACCATGAACAAACACAAACGACGGAGTTATAAAAAATATAGAGGTCAAGGACGATGAAAAAAAAACTAAAACCAATACCCTCAGACAACAAAGGATTACCAAAATTACCTAAACCTGTTCGTGCCAAGATGGGTTTCATGAAAAAAGGCGGAAGGGTTAAAAAGAAAAAGTAATGACTAAATTATGTCCAAGAGGTAAAGCAGCAGCGAAGCGGAAATTTTCCGTCTATCCCAGCGCATATGCTAATGCCTATGCATCAAAAATCTGTGCAGGTAAAATTAAAGACCCTAGTGGTGTGAAGAGAAAAGATTTTAGAGGTAGTAAAGCCAAAGGCGGTCTAATAGAAGCTACTGCTAGGTTAAAAAAACAAGGTTTAAAAGACGGCGGAGTTATCGACTTTAATAAGGTTTCGCAAAATAGAAAAAAAGTTTCAATGTTTAATAAAGGCGGTATCGCTAGAGGTTGCGGTGCTGTGATGGCAAACAAAAGGAAAAAGACTAAAATTGCGTAATGTCAGGCCACAAGGGATTAGATAAATGGTTCAAGCAGGATTGGAGAGACATAGGCTCCAAGAAAAAAGATGGAACCTTTGCTAAGTGTGGCAGGTCCAAACAAAAAGCAGACGCCAAACGTAAGTATCCTAAATGTGTCCCCGCGGCTAAAGCCCGTGCAATGTCTAAGGGACAAATAAAATCAGCAGTTTCTAGAAAACGATCTAAAGCACAAGGAGTTGGAGGTAAACCAACTAATGTTAAAACATTCGCATCCAAAAGAAAAAGTTTGTCTATGGGTGGTATGGTGTGAGAAAAAGAGACAAACAACCTCCTAAAACTAAAAAGTATTTTCGCTCTACAAAAAGCGGAGCAGGTATGACTGCGGCGGGTGTTGCCAAATATAGAAAAGACAACCCTGGTTCTAAATTAAAAACAGCTGTCACTGGTAAAGTAAAACCTGGAAGTAAAGCTGCAAAAAGAAGAAAATCTTTCTGTGCTAGAAGCGCAGGTCAAATGAAAAAGTTTCCAAAGGCAGCTAAAGATCCTAACTCAAGATTAAGGCAGGCTAGAAAAAGATGGAGGTGTTAAATGTTTAAAGGTTATTTTTATTTATTTTGTGCATTTATGACTGTTATCTTTATGTTCATATCAACACAAAATTCTTCAGCTGAAACCAATACCGTGTCGAGCACGGTAGTTAACAACACGCCACCAACGGCAAATGCACCATCTATAATCAACTCTAACAGTGATATATGTAAGGTCGGTGTTGGCGCTAGTGTGCAAAATAATATTGTAGGACTTGCAACAGGCGTAGTCATAGATGATGAGCTGTGTCAGAAACTTAAATTATCAAGAAGTTTATATGGTTTTGGCATGAAGGTCGCGGCTGTATCTGTATTGTGTCAAGACCCTAGAGTCTGGGACGCGATGACAGACGCGGGGACCCCGTGCCCTGCACGAGGTTTAATAGGAGCAGAGTCGGCACAATACTGGGCTGACAATCCCGATCAAATTCCTGACGGCAGTAAATATAAGCCAGAATACGTACAACAAAAAGTAGTAGAACAACCAAAAGGAGATAATAGTGATCTTAAGAATTTTGGTC